GGGCGTTGTTAAGTACATCAGCGGGACCACCGGACCAACGGGACCCACCGGGGCAACAGGTGCCACCGGAGCCACGGGCGCGACCGGCGCCACCGGGGCCACAGGCGCAACAGGAACACCCGGCGGGCCAACGGGCCCAACCGGGGACACCGGGCCAACGGGGCCCGCGGGAGCATTCGGTGGGCCAACGGGCCCAACCGGCGCTACGGGAGCTACGGGTGCCACAGGCGCTACGGGTGCCACAGGCGCTACGGGTGTCACAGGCGCTACGGGTGTCACAGGCGCTACGGGTGCCACAGGCGCTACGGGTGCAACAGGAGCCACGGGCGCCACAGGGGCGGGCACTACAGGTGCTACAGGACCAACAGGGGCGACAGGCCCAACGGGCGCAACCGGAGCCACAGGAACGGGAACGACCGGAGCCACAGGACCAACAGGAGCCACGGGCGACACAGGGCCCACGGGACCCGCTGGCGGACCCACGGGACCCACAGGCGCTACGGGCGCTACCGGAGCATCGGGCGCTACGGGTGCCACAGGACCCACAGGCGCAACCGGCGCTACAGGGGCCACTGGCGCTACGGGGTCCTCGGGACTAGGGTACACCGCGCTAACCAGCACAACAACAAACACACCCGGCATGGGGTCCAAGACGTTCACGGTAAACGTTAGCAACACAAGCACCGCGTTTACCGTTGGTCAAACCGTTCGCATTTTCTCAACCGCGGACACGACCATATTCATGGCGGGCAACATCACCGCGTTCTCGGGCACCAGCCTGACGATACTCTCCGCCGCATACGGCGGGGCCTCCGCGGCCTCAGACTGGCAGATTGTAGCCTCCGGGGTGGTGTACACCGACCCAATCGCAATCGGCACATCGGCGGGCGCGACATCGCAAGGTGCTAATACCGTCGCAATCGGCACATTGGCGGGGAGCTCTTCCCAAACCGCAAACGCCGTAGCGATCGGGGGAAATGCGGGACAGACATCTCAGGGGAACGGCGCCGTGGCAGTCGGCTCCGGCTCCGGATCCTCAAGTCAAGCGAACTACTCTGTAGCCGTTGGTAACTACGCAGGGAACTCAGGGCAGGGCACAAGATCCGTCGCGGTTGGGAACCAAGCCGCCAACTCAGGCCAGGGCACGGACGCCGTCGCCGTAGGAAACTACGCTGGAAGCACAACGCAAGGAAACAATGCGATTGGGGTTGGATACCAAGCGGGTCGTCTGAACCAAGGCGCAGGCGCGATTGCAATTGGATACGACTCCGCAAATTCAGGCCAGGGAACCTACGCAGTGTGCATCGGGTACTTGGCTGGGTCTACATCGCAATCAGGTAACGCCGTAGCGATCGGGGTCAATGCGGGACAGACATCTCAAGGAGGGGCCTCAATAGCAATCGGCCAAAACGCGGGGAATGCTTCTCAGGGAATATCTTGCGTTGCAATCGGACAGTATGCCGGAGACACAACACAAGCAACTCGGGCTGTTGCGATTGGCGCATACGCCGGGACCGTAACACAAAACCAAAGGGCGATAGCGATCGGGTACAACTCTGGATACACAAACCAGGGTCAGGCCGCAATCGCGATCGGGTACTACGCAGGGGCCAACAACCAGCACGCCAACAGTATCGTAATCAACGCATCCGGATCCACCGTTGACTCTGACGGAGTTTCTAGGTGCTTCATAACGCCAATCCGTAGCGTGGCAATCACCGGGCTCAAGGCGCTGTACTACAACACCACAACCTTTGAGGTTACATCCGCGCCATGATCAGCAAGTACGAGCTATCCGTAGACACGATCAACGAGGTGCTGTATTACCTGTCCGGCAAGCCATACGCCGAGGTGTACCAAGTGATCGCCAAGATTAAGGAAGAGACCGCGCTCTTTGAGCTGTCACAACAACTGAAACAAAAGGAATCCGATGGACTCCCAGGATCTAATTAACATAGCGATCGGCTTGGCCGGTTTCTTTGGTGGTTGGGTCCTGAACAGCCTATCAAAGTCGATCATCCGCATCGAGGACCGCATCTCCGAGCTGCCTCTGATCTACGTCACCAAGGACGACTTCAAGCGCGACATAGACGAGATCAAGAGCATGCTCGTCCGCATATTTGACAAGCTCGAGGACAAGGCAGACAAGTAATATGGTAGGTATTGACACCATACTGAAGATAGGCGAGAAGGTCTTGGATCGTGTGCTGCCCGATCCAACGGCCAAGGCCGAGGCCCAGGCGAAGCTGATGGAGATGGCCCAGAAGGGCCAGCTCGCAGAGCTCGAGGCTGACAATGTCGAGGCGCAAGAGTTAACGAAGAGACTGCAGTCGGACATGGGCTCCGACTCGTGGCTATCGAAGAACATACGACCCATGACGCTGATCTACATCCTGACCGCGTACCTGGCGATGGTGATCATGGACGCGTCCGGGCTTGACATCTCCGACAACTTTGTGTCTCTCCTGGGGCAGTGGGGCATGTTAGTGATGTCCTTCTACTTCGGAGGACGCACGCTCGAGAAGATCATGGACATGAAGGCCAAGAGATGAACTCAAACCTTGAACGTCTTGGATTTTGGATAACGATCATCGCAACCATCTCCCTGTCTATGATCCTCTTGGGCATGACAGTGTCCGTCTGTTTTGGCTTGTTTGACGAAAAAGTGGACAACAACAAGATCTTTGAGATGCTGATGCCGGCGTTCCAGACGATTGTCGGTGGGTTTATTGGTCTAATCACCGGCATTAAAATAGGCAGCAACCAAACAAAATGAACCTCTCCCCGAACTTCACGCTGTCGGAGATGACGAAGAGCGAGGCCGCGCTGCGTCACGGGATCGACAACACTCCGAACGAGGAGCAGGTACAGGCCCTCATGGCGCTCGCGCAGAACGTTCTGCAGCCCGTCCGAGATCACTTCAAAACGGGCGTAAAGTGCAACTCCGGGTTCCGCGCACCGGCCGTTAATCAAAAGGTTGGCGGGAGCCCAACATCAGATCACTGCAAGGGCCAGGCCGCGGACATCGAGATACCCGGCGTGTCGAACTATGACCTGGCGAAGTGGATCTCAGACAACCTGAAGTTCACGCAGGTTATCCTGGAGTTCTACACGCAGGGCGTGCCAGACTCTGGTTGGGTTCACGTCTCGTACGACCCGAGCAAGCTAAAGAATGAAGCACTGACAGCAGTAAAAAAGGACGGCCGCACGGTCTATTTAACCGGTTTACAAAGGTAAGGAGAAGTAACATGGAAGGATTCAAAGCAAACCCAAAGATGAAGTGCGACCTACCCTGCTTTAAGGAAGGTGGCTTCGTCACCAAGAAGGCGATGAAAAAAGAGGAGAAGGCCGAGGAAAAGAAAGACCTCGCCGTAGACAAGAAGATTGCCAAGAAAGCTATCTCGCAGCATGAGTCAGCAAAGCACAAGGGCGATCCAAAGACTGAGCTGAAACTCAAAAAAGGCGGCCGCTCCAAAAAGGAAGAGGGCACTGTCAAGCGCTTTGATAGCAAAGCAATTAACATGAAGAAAGACAAGAGCGACAAGAAGGCAATTGCCAAGACCAAGAAGATGAAGCCTGTGGTTGAGACAACGACCATGGTTGAGGAGATTACCCCTGCGCCAATGAAGATGTCAGTAGAGGAGATGCCAATGCTGGCCGGAGGCCGTCGCCCTTTTTTTAACGAGGAGCCGGACGACGCAACAGCACCAGTAAAGCGCCGCCCCATGAAGCGGCCTATGCCAGGCAAAGGCGCAGTGTCGAACGCAGAGCGCCAGGGCATTATGGAAATGTTCCAGGGTGGTCCTGATGGCATGTCTGGTCTTGGTGGCGCCGGCGCAGCGGGTGTTGCATCAATGAGAGCACCGTCCGCTGCAATGGGAAATGCAGGAATGGGAGCAATGAGCGATTTGGAGCGACAGAACCTTATGAAGGGTCTGGAAGCCGTTGGTCAGTACGCCTACGGCGGCAAGGTCTGCTGAGATGCCCATTAAATCAAAGGCGCAACTTGGAGCGATGCACGCCGCCGCAGAGGGGAAGAGTACTCTTGGTATCCCCAAGAAGGTGGGCAAGGAGTTTGTTGCCGCTGGTAAGGCACAGAAGAACCTGCCATCGCGTGTCAAGTCAAACGCACCAATGCGGACAAGCGGACGCGGGAGATAAGTAATGGCCTACTCAGGCACCACAAACCAGACCAAGGTCAACGTAGCTCAGATGATTGAGTTTGCCTTCCGTGAGGCTGGAAAGCCCGCGGAGGAGCAAACACCTGAGTACATCGACGCTGGCAAGCTAGCCCTTTTCTACATACTACAGAACCTCTCAAACCGGGGAGTTAACCTGTGGATGCTGGAGAACTACATGTCCGGCACGGTCAAGAACCAGACAATCATAAACCTGCCACAGGGTACGGTCGACGTGCGTGAGGCTAACTGGCGCTACATTGTAACACCGGCGATCTCCGCGGCGCTACCCGCGAGCAACGCCACCGCTACTAACCTGTTCGACAACAACCTGGTAACCTTCGGCACATCAACGCTACTTAACAACTGGTTCGGCGCAAACTACGGCGCCTCGCAGCGCATATACCAGGTTGGGTTTAACTCATATGGAGCCCAAACGTTGAACCTAGTGTACGAGACAAGTGAAGACGGCGTCACCTGGACTCTTCGTTACACTCTGCCAACGGTCACACTGGCTGATTATGAGTGGTACTACTTCCCGGTCGAGCCAAGCCCAGGCCACAACAACTTCCGGATCCGCAATACCGGAGTAACAACGTTCTCGTTACGTGCACTTTCTTTTTCTTATACGCAGCAGGACATACCGCTCGCGCGCCTAAACCGTGACGACTACTGGAACCTTCCTAACAAGCAATTTGAGAGCGACCGCTCGCTACAGTACTGGATGGACCGCCAGATCAACCCGCAGATGTACCTGTGGCCAATTCCGAACAACGACTTCCAGGTGTTCCAACTAGTAATCGAAAAGCAGATCGAGGACGTTGGAGATCTGTCAAATGAACTTTATGTACCAAATCGCTGGATCGCGGCGGTGCAAAAGCTTTTGTCGCACCAGATGTCGCTACAACTCCCTGGGATCGATCTTGCCCGCATTCAGTACCTTGACGGGCAGGCTAACTATTGGCTGTCGCAGGCCGAGTCCGAGGAGCGAGACAAGTCCCCGGTGATGTTGACGCCTAACGTATCCTACTACTCGAGGTAATCATGCCAGCAGCAGTGTTGACATATGACACATTAGTCCAAGACATCATACGGTACTCTGAGCGGGACGATCAGTCGTTCGTAGAGCAGATCCCAAGGATGATCATGCTCGCCGAACAAGAGATTGCGGCACAAGTAAAAACACTCTGGGAGCTGGTGGTGGTTGAGACAACCCTGCTGTCGGGCTCTCAGGGCGCGACCCTGGAGAAGCCAGCCCGGTGGCGCAAGACTGTGTCCATGAAAATTGGCGGCCAGCCCGTGCTATTGCGAAGCCAAGACTACGTGGCTCAGGTACAGAACGAGCTGAACTCTGGCAAGCCCAAGTACTACTCAGACTACGACTACAACCACTGGGCCTTAGCTCCGATACCTGACGATGAGTACTCGGTGGAGATTATTTATTACAACCGGGTGCAACCTCTCGCCGACGACAACCAGGAGAATCTGATCACGCGCGAGGCACCACAAGCGCTATTGTTTGGTTCATTACTGCAGGCGCAGCCTTACCTTAAGAGCCCGGACAAGCTACAAATTTGGTCACAGCTATACAAAAATTCCATGGGCGAGCTAACAAAAGAGGACTCGTCTCGTAGGATTGACAGGAACACATCCGTTCAGGAGCCACAATAATGCCCACATTTACATCGCCGTTTACTGGGACCGTAGTTCAACCCACCGACGTAAGCTACACCGCGCTAGCGATCGAGTCTAACGTCACACTAACCTGGCCCCCGTACACCGTGCCGGGTGATGGCACCGTCGCGGCCGCGAGGATCATGGACTGCACCCCGGACACAGACGGCTGGGTTGTCACGCTACCGCCAGGTAACCAGGGATCAACCGGCACGGACATTCTTTTTCGCAACATGGGCGCTGATAGCTTCTTTATTGAGGACATCGACGGCGCTCAGTCGATTGAGATTTTAGCTGGTGAGTCACGGTATGTTTATCTTTCCGACAACAGCACAGAGGCAGGCACGTACGAGAACGTGACATTCGGCGCGGGCACATCCGCCGCGGACGCCGCGACACTGGTGGGCAACGGACTGGTTGACATCCTCGGCCGCCTGGCCACCGGCTCGCAGGTAATAGAAACATCCATTAACGTCACGCTAACGGAGAACAACCGATCCGCGACGTACGTGTGGAATGGTGGCGCTGGTACGATCACGCTGCCGAGCACCGCAACGGCGAACACCGGATGGTTCGTTAACATTCGCAACAGCGGCACGGGGTCCGTGGTTATAACGCCCCCCGCGACAAAGACGATCAACGGACTCTCAAGCCTGAGCATGTTCCCCTCGGACTCCGCGGTCGTGATCCTGGACTTCGCCACGGGTAACTTCTTCACCGTCGGCCTCCCAAGGCAGGTAGACGTAACCTTCACAGCGGCGACGTACGACGTCGACAGCATCGTTGGCAACACCCTGGATCTGACGACGGGCGCGCCAACGATACAAACGTTTGTCGCTCTATCAGGAACACGGACAGTAGACCTGGACGTTATCCTCCCGGCGATCACGCAGATGTACATCGTCAGCAACCAGACGGGGCAGGCGGGTTACGACATCAACATCGAGGTTACGGGCACCGCCCTGCCGGCGATCGCGATCGCCAACGGCTCATCTGCGATTATTTTAACAAGCGGGTCGAACGCGTTCCTGCTAACACAGGCCTGGATCTACATCTACTACGCGGTGAACGGTACGACCGCGGCACCGTCCTTCTCGTTCTCGAACGACACGAACACCGGCATGTACCTCAAGGCGACTAGCAGGCCAGCAATATCCGCGGGCAGCACGGACATGATGGTCATCGACAACACAAACCCGCTCACGCCGAAGACAACGTTCACGGGCGAGGTTAAGGCCGGCCTCATCAGCGGCGGTACGTTCTAATGGCGGACGAGAACCTCTCGGTTGTTTACACGCTCGGGCTAGCCCCTGGCATCAAACGAGACGGCACGGTGTTTGAGTCCCGCGAGTGCACCGACGGGCTGTGGAACCGCTTCCAGCGTGGCACGCCACGCAAGATCGGCGGTTACTCGCGCATGTTCTTGGACAAGTACGGGATCGCCCGCGGCATCATAGCGAACGCGTACAACGGTCAGAACTTTATATTCACCGGCACTGAGGAGACGATCGACGCGTTCACGACGAGCCTCTCATTCGCGGCGGGCACAGGCCCCAGCAAGGCCGTGATAAATGTCGGCTACGCCGAAACCGTGGTGACGAGTAACACCAGCTCAACCTTTGTTGTGACGGGCGACCTTACGACAAAGTTTCCGGCCAACACAAAGGTCGTGTTCAGCCAGACACCCGGAGCCACTCAATATACCGTGTCTGGTTCTGTGTTTGCCGCGGGTAATACTACGGTTACCGTAACGCCAACCAGCATCCCCGCGTCTCAAACGGAGGTGTGGATCGCGAACGTAGAGTTCGACCCGAACCCCGCGAACCTGTGGCAGTTTGACATGCAGTACGACTCCCAGGGTGGGAGCATGAAGGTGATCGCTCACCCGGGCCAAAACCTTAACAACATCGTAGAGGACAACCCGACGCAGGTCCTCGTCGGGGACATACTACCCACTGGCGCAACGTGGAATTTTTACGGGCTCGCGGACACCGCGGGCAACAACCCAACATTTGCGCCGGTCACATGTGACGGCGGCGTTGTTATGCTCTACCCGTTCCTGTTCATATACGGGTCGGACGGCCTGATCGCGAACAATCACGTAGACGCGATATTCGCGAATCAGAGCTTGAACAACTGGAACGGGCCACTCGCCAACCGCGTGAACATGGCCGCGGGTAAGATCGTGAAGGGGATGCCGGTTCGTGGTGGCACGAACTCACCATCCGGGTTATTCTGGGCGACGGACAGCTTGATACGTGTCTCGTTCACCGGAGACGTAAACCAGTACTGGAAGTACGACATCATTTCTAGCCAGATCTCAATCATGTCATCCAACGCAGTCGTTGAGATGGACGGGGTTTACTTTTGGATGGGCGTTGACCGTTTCTACATGTACAACGGCTCCGTTCAGGTGTTGCCAAACGATAAGAACCTAAACTGGGTGTACGACAACCTGAACTTCGCGCAGCGCCAAAAGGTCTGGGCGACCAAGGTTCCCCGCTTTAATGAGATCTGGTTCTTTTATCCAAGAGGCACATCCACGGAGTGCAACGACGCCATCATCTACAACGTCAAGGACAAGATCTGGTACGACGCCGGATCGGCGTCAGGGTCGTACAGAAGCTGCGGGTACACGACCGAGGTTTTCCCGACGCCTATATGGTGCGGCTGGGAGTACGACTTCACCGTGGGCCAGCCCGACGTTACGATCGCCACACCCGCGGGCGAGCCCGCGCCGACGTCGTCACAGTTCTACCTGGACGGCGACCAGACACCGAAGTACTCGCCAAACAAGACCATACAGTTCACAAACCTACCATCGGGCACCTCGTACCTTATCAGCACCGTGGTGTACGACCCCGCGTCCAACTCAACGCTCGTGACGGTCACCGAGGTCATCAGCCCGTACCCGAGCGTTGGAGACTCGGTGTTCCCGACGACTAGCGGTTACGCGATGTGGCAGCACGAGATCGGAACGGACAGGGTTGAGCCGACAGGCCAGACCGCGATCCCGGCGTACTTCACAACGTGCGACATTAGCTGGGTGGGTGGCAACCCCGCCCAAGACGAGCTCAAGGGCATCAACCGACGACTGCACCTCAGACGTGTTGAGCCAGACTTTGTTCAGAGCGGTGAGATGACGCTGGAGATTATAGGCAAGCCATTCGCGCAATCGACGGAGGTTAACTCCCCGGTGTTCACGTTCACCTCGGACACGGGCAAGGTAGACCTGCGAATTGAGAACCGGGAGACCAGGCTCAAGTTTGGCACCAACGTAGCCGGCGGATCCTACCAGATGGGCCGGGTGCTTATCACCGCCGAGCTGGGCGACGAGAGGCCCTAGTGCCCTCCATAACGCAGAGCATACCCTTCATCGCCGAGGAGGCGACCTGGGAGGGCTGGAACGGTAACCTGCTCCACTACTTCGGCCAGGAGCCCCTACCCAGGGTGGACGAGGATAACTGGAGGGACGTGGCTAACGCGATGGTCTTACTGCCAACGTTTAACTCGTTCGGCATACCGGGGCCTGAGGGGTTTCAAGACTGGCGGGATTGGGTGCGAGTGGTCGTGGTTATGGTTAACGGGCCAACTAACTAGGGTAAAAAACACCCCATTTTTGCATAAGTGGATTTAGAATGGACGCGAGCACCGTAAACTCAAAGCAGCAGCTGCTTGACAACGACGAGATCATTTCGATCGCGGCGCTAAACACGGGCGGAGAGTACAGCGCGGAGCAGGTAAAGGCGTCCTTGGCCGCGGAGGCCAGAAATGAGTCACAAAGGGCTACTCTGATACGAAACGGCAACACCCTATTCGTGCTCTACCGGGACAAGTCAAAGCCTCACTTTGGGATGTTCAGGGCGCTTAACGCGGACACACCAGACAACTACGTAAACAACAGCCTCATGTTCTTAACCGCCGCGAAGTCGATGGGCTTCACGGCCCTTGTCACAGAGTTCGACGATCCAACGCTGCTGAACCTGTTCACGATTATCGGCAGGAACCCGCCGAGTCCTAACATGGGCTACCGAGCGTACGAGATGGACGATGGATCCTACCAGGCTGTTATTGACTTTGGAATACACCACACAAAACCACGAAAATCTCACACTAAAAAAAGAAAGAAACGATGAGCGCCGTTGGCAGAGCCGTTAGTAGTGTTGCGAAGGTTGTAACGCGCGCCGTCTCGGGTGTTGGCAAGGTTTTGACCAGCGTCGTCAAGGGCGTGGGCAAGGTTATCAGCTCCGTCGGCAAGGCCGTCGAGGGCACCATCAAAATGGCGATCAAGGATCCGATCGGGACAATCGCGCAGATAGCGGCGGTGGCCTCGGGTCAGGTGTGGCTGTTGCCGGTTATATCGGCGGGTCAGACTATCGCCGCGGGTGGTAGCTTGGGTGACGCGTTAAAGTCTGCGGCTATATCTTACGTGGCCGGCAAGGTGGGATCTTTCGCCGGTGAGTACACGAGCGGCCTGTTTGAGGGCACGACGGCGAAGTTGGCCGGTTCCATAGCGCAGGGCGCCACAACCGGAGCCACACGCGCCGGCCTAAGCGGGCAGGACATAATGGACGGGCTAACATCCGGGGCTCTGACCGGTTTAGCCGGTGGGTTGACCAGCGAGTATGTAACCCCGTACATATCAAAAAATTTGGCGGAGATTGCAGGGATAACCGGGGACACCAACAAGTTCTTGACGGGTATCAGCTCCGCCGCCACCAAGGGCGCACTAGCCGCAGAGTTAAGGGGTCAGGACGCCACCGCGGGGATGATCTCCGCGATGACCGGGTACGGCATGAAGTACGGTATAGACTACGTCGCCGACGCCTCCGGCAACCTGTACGACTCGTTTGGTAGGCAGATCACGGAGAGCAACAAGGAAAATGTTCTAAAGCTACAAGACCAAGACAGTATAAACGACTACGTCGCAACACTAAACGCCAAAGGTCTTAAAGAGGGCGTTGATTACATGATCGATGACGTGGGTCAGGTTTGGAATGTGGCGCAAACGGTTAAAAATAATCAGTTTGTTTTTGTTCCGGGTAGCAGACAGTTTAACCCCGCGATATTGGGCCGAGACGTTGAGCAGTACGTAGACGCAAAGGAAACATCGTCCGGGGAGTTAGCGAGGTACTCCCCGCTTAGCACGGTGCGTCCGGATGAGTGGAACGGCGTAAACACGTTCAAAAAAGACATGGAAGCGCGTGGTTATGTTTACGGTGACGATTACACGGTAACAGGAAGCGGCGTAGTTGCAGATAAGTACGGGAACATAATCCCAACCCAGGGTTACGCTGCAGGAAAAGCTATATCCCTGAATGAGCAAAGCATGGGAGGAGCCGAGGGCTTCTTGCAAACCGCCGATGAGGCCGCGGATTTAAGGCAGAGGGCGAACAAGGCGGAAGAGGATTACCTAAAAACGGTTGAAGAGTACAACAAACTCCAAGAAGATACAGTAAACACATACAACGAAAGACTTGGAGAGTGGGACGCGATTGGTGCCCCCGGAACCTTTGAAGATTTTTACAGGAACTACGAGGACTATCAGGCGGACCGAGAGGAGTGGAACACCTCCGGGTCTGACATGCCGCTCAGTGATTGGATAGCGGACAAGAAAGACTGGGAAGCTTCAGGATCGGAACTGCCATTTGAGGATTGGCAAACAGAAAAGTACACAACCCAACCCGAACCCGAGCCAGAGTTAGAGCCCGAGCCAGAGTTAGAGCCCGAGCCAGAGTTAGAGCCCGAGCCAGAGTTAGAGCCCGAGGATCCGTTCAAAGTTGAGGTTCCAGAGTCTAAGCTTGTAGCCCCCGAGGGCGGTGAGCTAGACCCTCGCACCGGCATCTCTTGGAATCAAAACGAGGACGGCGAGTGGATCGGCTTTGACGCCGACGGCAACGTATACGGAGAGGGCGGGGAGCAGCTCTACTCACCGCCGGAGGACGCCGAGGGAGAGGTCGACCCAGACACGGGGATCACCTGGTACCCGAGCGCCGACGGATCCAAGATCGGAGTCGACGAGAACGGGAACTACTACAACCCAGACGGCAGCATATTCTGGCAGCCGGACTACTCCGACGAGTTTGAGATGGGGGATGGCTTCACCCCGGACACCGAGGGCGCGACAGAGTTTGACCCCGATCAGTTTGAGCCGGTGGTTGAGCCGGGCCAAACACCAACCGACATATTCGGGCAGATCAAGGATGTTCTTGGAGGATCATTCGGTCAGGGGTTGTACAAGGAGCTTGAAAAACGGCTCAGCCAGCCGCAACGAGATGAGATATACGGGTCGGGCCGATCGTATCAGCGCAACCCAAAAGGTATGTACCAGCGCGCGGCGCAGCCACTGCTCGGATCCGGTTTTGACTGGGGCGACCTAAAAGCAGGAGAGCAGCCTAAGTTTTCGGAGACGCGCGATGATGCGTTCCGGGCCGAGAAGCCAGAGGTTGGAGCGCCTGAGCTGTTCGACCCGCTCAAGGACACCAAGTGGGCCCCGATGAGCCGTATCGAGGGCCTTGGGTTCGCCGGTAAGTTTATCAACCAAGAGCCGATCTCGATGTCAACCTTCGACCAGAAGTCGAAGCCAATACAGACGCAACAGGTTGAGCAGGACACCCCGATGACAACCGGCTGGAAGACGGCCGACGAGTTACAGGCAGAGAAAGAGCAAGATCAATATGGGCAACAATTTCAACCAGAGGAACAAGACATGTTCTTTGACCCCACAGACGTAAACCTAGCACAGCCCTGGTGGCAACAGCCAGAGTTCCAACAGCAACAGAACACGATGCCGGTGTACGCCGCGCAGGGCGGACTGATCGACCACAACCCACAGTTCTACTCAGAGGGTGGCGCGAGCGTTGGGATGAGACACGTTAAGGGTGACGGAGACGGCACCAGCGACAGCGTCCCCGCGATGCTGGCCGCCGATGAGTATGTACTTCCGGCTGACATCGTTTCTAGCCTTGGAAACGGCAGCAGCGACGCCGGGGCCAACGTGCTAGACCAGTTCGTTCAGATCATACGAGAGCACAAAAGAAACGCGGACCCCGAGGATTTACCCGAGGACAGCCAAGGACCTCTGTCATACCTAGCAGAGGCATACGAGAGAGCGGGAGCATAAGATGGCCGGATTGAGTAACATGTTAACCAACAAGGAGGTCTCAACAGAGAGCCTCCCGTCGTGGTTCACCAACGCACAACAGCAAGCGGTTAGCGCGATCTCCAACGTTCAGGCGCCGGCGGTAGCAGACACCGCGGCTCAGTCCGCGATCAACGCGTTCAAACCGGCGACAAGCCCATTCGGATCCGCCCAGAGCACGCTCGAGTCGATCGGGAGCGGGGCCGCTAACCCGTGGCTAGCATCGGGCCAGCCAAACACGGCGACGCCGATGGGTGGATTGTTCGCAGCCCAGACAGAGCAGGCCAAGCAGTTCATGCCGGAGATCGACACCCAGGCAACCGCTCGAAGCATCGCCGGGGGAGACTTTGGCAGCGCGATGAACCTCGGCGGTGTCTCAAGGGCTAGATCCAACTTCTTGACCGACCTGTACCAGAAGCAGATGCAGTCCGCGCTACAGAACCAGCAGACAGGTGTCGCCGCAGGATCCGCGCTAGGTAACGTCGGCAACCAGCTCGTACAGTCCGCGCTTAACACGGGAACGTTCCAACAGAACGCGCCGTACGCGAGCGCTCTGAACCTGGCGAACGTTGTTGGCAAGCTCCAAGCCCCGAAGACAACCACCAAGTCCATGGACCTCGGGTTCTTGAACCAGATCGGCGCGCTGGGGTCGCTGCTTGGCGGCGGCGTGAACGCGCTCAACGATCAGTACGTTCAAGACCCGCGCACCGGCACGGTTAGCAAGAAGCCAGGGCTGTTGTCACAGTTCGGTATTCAGGGCGGACTGACCGGGTTGTACGACCGGTACATCAAGGGCCAGGGAGGAACCCCAACTGGGTCCACAACCGCCCCCACCACGGGCGACGCTGGCGCGTACAACCCGGACACCGGCATGACGGATTACATTGGCGCGGATGGTAACCCGGTATCCATAGACGCTAACGGAAACTACTACGACGAGCGCGGAGAGCTTATCTGGTCACCCAGCTGGAACGAGGAGAGCAGCTACGAGTTTGAAGACACTGGTGGCGGCGGTTACTATGATGATTACACCGGCGATTACGTAGCCCCAGATTACAACTTCAATGATGACTAAGGACTAGAACATGGCGCAGAACAGAGGCGGTCTGTCATCGGTTGATGAGATCGAAGAAGAAGTGGTAGAGGAGCAGCCGGCAAAAGAGCCAGGTCTTGGTGTGATGGTAGGATCCGGAAAGTCCGCGATGCTAGCCAGCCCGAGCACGCTCGAGGCGATGGCTAACCTGTACAACCAGCGCATGGAGAAGCAGGGCGGCTTCATGGAGGCCATGAAAGACGCCGCGGCGTGGACCGGCGGGGGGATTCAGGGCCCCACGGAGACGCTCAAGATGCGAGACGAGCAACGCTCTAGGCAGGCCGCGGAGTTGTTCTCGATGCAGAACCAGATCGCGCAGCACCGTCAGGCGATGCAGATGGCGGACATGGTCTTGGGCACCATACAGCCAACCGCCGCCGCGCCGGGGGCTGCGACGGACGCTACGTCACCAGCCGTGGGAGGGCGAACCGGAGGATTGTTAGACCTCGTCAAAGATCCTGGGCTCAAGCGCCAAATTGGCGTGCAGTACCTTTCAGACCCGAAGGCCGCGATGAGTCAGCTCAACAAGTACCTGATGGAGACAGGGCAGACCGGTGAGCTATTTAAGCGCATCGAGGCTATCAAAAACAATCCAAACATCCCGGAAGACAAAAAAGCTCAGTTTATAAACTCTGTGCTCGTGGGCGCCGAGACATTGAAGCCGATTGATATAAGAACCGCAGGGGGAACAATTCAAAAACCCTTGTTTGAAACGGCACCTGTCGCGCAGGGCACTCCCGCGGCGGCCGCAATTAAAAATCCAGCGCCGCCTCCTCTACCACAACAAGCGCCGCAGGGGGCTGCAACACAACAACCCCCGAAGGTGGGCATGCCCGCGGCTGCGCCTGGAGCCGCGCCCGGGGTAACGCCACCACCGGCGGCCGCACCACAACCGGGAGCTGCCGCACCAAGAGCTCCAGCTGCCGCACCAAGAGCTCCAGCTGCCGCACCAGCT